TTCTTTAAAGAAATCATTAGCTGTTTCAGGATAGTAACCTGAACTCAATGTATGAGTTTGTTTACCTTGGGTGTTAAACACTTTTACAGGTGCATTTGATTTTGTATAGTCTGCATATTCATCCTCTGGTATTTCCAATGTGTTAGATTGAAATTTTTCATTTGTTCTAGTTAATGATTTAACTCTCTTTAAGAAAAACCATAAATCTTGTTGAACACCATATCTATTTATAAATGTAATCTTTCTTCCATCTCCGTATTTCGTGCAATCGATTCTATTAATAGTGCATATATTACCTTGACCTGATGCTGTAGTATCTGTTGTGCTATATGAACTCATAGAAAAAACACCACTTGAAGTAGTATAACCTACATAACCTGCAACACCAAAAGGCACATATATTTGCCACCTTAACGAACTATGGCCATCTTGAGGTGCTATTAAAAATTGTGCGCCACTTGCAAAAGGAACTGTAGGGTTTGAACCTTCAGAATAATACCCATAGGCTTCATAACCTTTATCAGTATAAGTATTAGTTGCAACTGCTGTTCCACCCCCATTAACTTGTGGGTGTGTAGTAACGACTGTAACAATATCAATATGATCTATTGCATAATTTGAGGCATAAGTAATATCAAGATAATCTCGTGCAAGTTCTGATATATCAAAGTTACACCCAGTAGATGGACTTACGTTTTTAGTTAATGTATATCTTAGTGTACCCCCTATTGTTATAGTACACTTTGCAGACAAAACCCCTGAAGAAGGTATATCTATAAATTTATATTGAGGACTTCTTAATGCTATATTTGCCATAGTTGTTTATTTTTCTCCGAATATTGTTTGTCTTTCTATATCTAAAATGAAGCCTTCTAAAAAGTCATCTCCATACCTTTGTAATCCTACTTCAAAAGGTTTTGAAAAAAACATATTAGCTTTTAAACCTTTGTTATAAATGCTTCTTGCAATTAAATAACTCATACTTTTATAGCTTAAAAACCTACCAGTTTTTTTGTCCTTCCATTGAAATTTCTTTTTCTTTATCCAGCCACTTTCTGTTTCTGGGTTGTAAAGTGCTTTAGTCAAACCACCTTTTGGGCCAGTACCACTTCCGTATTGAAACTTAGATAGTGCAGAACTTGTTTCTGGATATGTTGAGGTTTTACCCTTTACACCTTTATCTACAAATGCACCATAATCTTCCATAAGGAAGTCTAGTAGAAAAGCGTTTGTTTCAACATCAAGATCATAAGAAATAGAGTTGTATAAATCACCACCACCTTTTTTATCTTTAGTCAGATTTGACTTTGATTGTTGTACTACATACTTTGCGTACTTTTTTATTTGTTCTTCTAAGTTTTCAAATTTCATTAGCAGATATATATGTCGTTATAAATTAGCACATCCATAGTTACTGTCCATCCTGCTAGGTTGTTTTCAAACCTATCAAAGAAAGGCAGACAAGTAGGGTTTCCATCAAGCTGATACATTTCAGTATAGAGTTGGCCTTTTCTAAGTCTCTGTATTAGTCTGTTTACTACTGCTAATTGTGTGTTAAGAATGTCTTGCTCATTGTTGTTACCCTTAAATCTGTCTATTGTTAAACTCTTTGAGAAGTCAACTATGTCCATAGCTAATACGCTTATGTTAAATCTCAACACTTGTTCCTCATCAACTACAGAGTTTACTATAATATGACCCATAGGAAATATGTCTTGTTTGTTTAAATTAACATCGGATAAATTACCTGTTGTTACTGTATTGATGTTTTGGTCTTGTAACAACTGCTCTTTTATAGTTTCTGTTAATTGATAAAAACCTCTTACTCCTTGATTGCTCATTTAAATTTCTTTTTAATTTGTTTTGATTCTAATTCGTTTTTTTCTTTTACAAAAGCTAACATCATAAAACACTTGTGTACATTTAATTCAGAGATACTTTCAAGTCTTGTAATATCCCCTCCAGCGAGTGAATAAAGTGATTGATACCACCCCCATTTTCTTGCAAAGACAGATACTCCGTCAAGGCTTCTGTTTGTTGACTGTCCAAATAATTCGTCATAGTTCTCGACAAGTCTATCCCTAAATTCCACAAAAAAAAAATAGAACTCAAGACTGCATCCATAGGCATATCTAATATATCAGGATTATCTTCAGCTTTATATTCTTCTATACTGTACTTGTCTTTTAGCTTATGAGCAATAGGCCTATACAAAACATTCATTGCTTTTTCTATATTATCCCAATCACCTATGTATGTATCTAGGTCAATGTACTCACCTAAACTAAGATCATCTAATTCAGGATGAAATCCGTATTCCTTTTTATTGATTTTGAACTTATGTACTAAAGCAGGTTTTTCTTCAAACAATCCAGACAGTATCTTAACTATCTCTTGCGTGTCATTAAACTTTAACTTCATTACCTGGTCTAATCTTACATTGCAGAATATCTCAATCATCTTTGCTTGTATAAACCTTTCATCATCATTTGCACTTTGCATTTTAAGAAAGTGCTTGTATTGCTTTAACGTAACATCTTTTAGTGATGTTGGAATATCGATACTTAGTTTCATATATATATAACGTATTTAAAAGTGGATTTTATTTTAAGTAAAAATAATAAAAAAAAGGCCAGTATTTCTACCGACCTTTAATTCAAACTAAACAAAACAAAACTACTCACATCATATCAGCTTCAAAGCAATTGTTAGAACAATATTGCTTATCCTGATATAAAGGCTTTTCACAATGACTACATTGGTATTGTGGTGCATCAATTGGATTTAAATGGTCAAACCAGTCTGACATATTATAGGTCTTTTAAGTTGTTATATTTCTTTTTTAATTCTTCTAATTCTAAAAGTGCTTTATTTCTTTCATATCTATATTTGGAAATCAAGCTGTCTTTTACTGTATTGTCTTGTGTTATTCTAGTTATATAAAACACTACTTGTATATAAGCATCTACAACTTCATTTAATTCTTTGTGATCTGGCTTTTGTTTTTTCCATTTCTGAAGAATCTCTGAAACAAGTATAGAGTTGTTTAGGTATTCTAGATTATGTAGATTCTGTTCTGCATCCATACTGCAATATACGATTCTTTACTTAATTTACAAAAAGTTTAATAACTAACTTATGTAATATGTACCTCTATTAGGGTTCTGGAGTTGATAACTTACAGCATATCGTATAGCATCTATGCAATGATTCCATTTGTCTATTGGAGTATTAGACTTGCGTTCTAACCAACAATAGTTGTTAAGTTCTTTGATGAGGTTTGTACTGTCTGCATCTATCACCAAGTCATAGTCTTGTAATAGTGATATGCCATAGGTTACGCTACCTTGCCCTTTGATTGATGGTGTTATGTTACATCCTTTTGATTTGACTTCAGATAGTAGTCTAGGTTCAGCACTATCACCTACAATTAAACTACTCTTTGCGTGTTTAAGATTCAGTAATGCTATTTCTGATGTTGTTAATCTTGGAAGAAAGAAACACTCTTTTAGGTATATCACTTTGTTGTTAGTATCTATGTTTGTCTGTATCAAGGTTGAGGGATCACTTGCAAATCCAAAGTCTTGACCAAATACAGAAACTCCTATTTCTTTAAACCTGTCTATCTTCCAATTAGTGAAGATTACACCTTCAGCTTTTGCTAACCATTGTCCAAGTATTTGATGCTTATACTTTTCTGGCCTCCTCTTTTTGATGTTGTCTATTTGGCTTATATAGCTTTCTGATAAGTTGTCTATGTTGTCTAGGTAGCTTGTATGTATATATGTAGTGTTGTCTTTTGTAACATTGCTTCCTTCCATTATTCCTCTTTCTTCAAAGAACCTGGTATATATCCAATGCTCTTTAGTAACAGGATTCAAGATCATAATAACTCTGTTTGTTTGTGTAAGGTCTCTTACTGATAAATCTATCTTGTCAAATATAGCCTCGTCTGTTAGTTCCTCAGCCTCATCCATAACCCACGTTGTAACACCTTGTAATGACTTTAGATTAGCTGTCTGGTCTCCT